AAACTTATTAGAAAAACCAACGCCAGTACCAGCAGAAACGGCGGTACCGGAGGGGTTTCCCTGTGGAGAAGAATCGGTAGTCTGCGATACCTGTAATACCTCGGAAATATTAACAGGAACTTTACCTCCTCCAAGAAATTCAGGACGCTGTAAGCGAGCATCAGGAACGCGTACACCAAAGTGATTGTAAATAGTCTCTTTAAGACGGGAACCACCACGGGCATTCATTTCCAACCAACGTTGTAAAGCGTTAGCTCTACGAAAATCAAGAATAGAAAGAGAACCAGACTCCTCAGGTAGCTCAGTGTAAAGAGAAGGAGCATTATTTACAGTAGCCTGAAAAAGAGCAGAGGTACCGTCTTGAGGATGTCCATAGAGAGTTCCAGGGGCAAGAGTTTCAAGATCAGCTGGAAATTTAGCAGGAACTGTTCCAGACTTAACACCACGAATCAACGCAGGAGTATCGACAGAAGGATCGAAACGAACCTGAAGGCGATTTCCAGCGGTTCCAAATGAAATCGGAATAGAAGAAGAAGGCCCACGCTGTGTCCAAGGCAAAGCACTAGTAAAATAATCGTGAATATAATTAGCATAACGAAGACCTAATGACGGATAAAGATTAACAGGGTCATGACTCGAAGAAAAAAACCTGTTAAACGGAAGATTCGAATTTCCACTTTTATAAATAAAATCAAAAACATCATTCCCATCCGGAATAGGTTCTAGGTTTTCGTCCCGGTAATAATCCAACCAACAAAGATGAAAAGCACGAACCGGCAATTGAGAAAGTCCAAGACGAACCTGCTCATCACCAATCTGTGTTGAAACACCTAAATAATCAAGGAGGTGACCACCTTCATTAAAAGAAGCAACCTGCTCCGAATCAATATCAGAAGGACTATTAAAAGTAATCTGAGGTATCGATACAGGAGAATTACCAAGACTTCCGCCAGTAATAAATTCTTCCCATGAATCCCAGACAATACGATTTGGAACATAAAAATAATGAACAAACACATCGATATTGTGCATGAGCGGAGCAATCAGAGGAGCAAAACGAATAACGAAATTAGAAGAAACAGAAAACTTATCCCCCGGAACGACCTCTTCACATAATATAGGAACGAGACGACCAAGAGGACAAGAAAACTTCCTATCATGATCCAATTTAAAAACCGAACGCCGAGGACGTTTTACCGGTATAGTGGAAAAAATATTTTTACTCATAACATTCGAAATCAAATTTAATCTCAAGTTGAATAGAATTTTCTAAAATGTAAATGCGATCTTCAAGATCCTGAATCTCTTTAAAAAAAACAGTATTCTCACAAGCAGTATGTTTGAAAAGCGAACCATGTTCAATCCGCATTTTCATCATGCGAGTTTTTAGAACTCGGAGTTCCTCCAGAATCTCGGCCGGACTCAGGATTCCCGTCATGATCTTCTGACGAAGAGGCGGGATTAGTAGATCTCTTTTGTTTTTTCTTGCTTGAGATAGTTTTGTCTTTTTCATAATCATTTACCACATTAGAGACATAAGTTAATCTATCTATCTTTCTCATAGAAGGATCGTAAAACTCGTCTGGTTCAGGTAAGTCAGATTCAGAATAATCATCTATAGAATCAAATTCATCATCAAACATGCTAGGAGTGGGAGAACCTAAAGAAAGCCCACGATCAAGCCTATCGAATAATTCTTCAATAGAATAAGCTTCATCAGGAATAGTCATCGATTCTCCAACAGTGGAATGATTAAAAGATTCAGTCCACTCAAAAGTATAAGGAGTCACAAATATCGGCTTCATGGCAATCTTATTCCTCCTCTCCGAACTCTATAAGTCCTAAAACGACGACGTCTTGAACGTCCCATGCGTCTCCGAGAGCGACGACCTCTTAATCTTCTACGTCTACGAAATCTAGTCATGATATCAAAATTTAAAATTAATACTGACTACCACGACGCCACTCAGTCACGGGGGCATCTATAGTAGCTTTTTTATAAGAAGTACCAATGGGTTTGTTTGCACCTTCAATCAAAGTCATAAGAGCACGAAAAAGGAAATTATCATTAGGACGAATTCCATATCGCTCATAATCTTCATATTCCTTCCGAGCTTGTTTAGACTTCCAGAAAGACAAAGAACCCTGATATTTGGAAGAACGAAACAACTGAGCAAGATACTCATTGCGAGCAATCATATTCTGAATTGTATGATCATACAAAGCATTACCCAGCTTAAGGTCAAACGAAGATTTTGCAGTAAGAGCCTTATACCTGGCAATGCGAACTTCAGATTCCGTAATACCCTGAGTCTTCAATAAGGCAGCAGCATTTTTATCACGAGCCTCAGCCTTTAAAACCTCATTCTGATCAAAAAGATTTTTTAGCTGAAATACTTTAATAATATCGTTAATAGGATTATCAAAACGAACTTGAGGAGCAGAAGCGCCAGAAACAGACGAAGAAGGCGCACTGGAAAAGCCGGCCGACGGATTTGATTGTCCATAAATCAAGTTGGGATTTAGGCCGGCATCTTTAAACCGAGCCATTTGATTAGTAGGAAGGTTATATTCATTTTCCTTATTCCACATTTCATTCATGCGAGCATAAGCAATATCAGCGGCTTGTGTGTTATATTTATTCTGTTGTTCCATAAGCCGTTTTTGATAACGATACTGCTGAGCCGCAGAAATCTGATTACCCAAATTTCCAAAGACAGAAGAAGCAATACCCCCTAAAATTCCTCCTAGAACATCCATAATATCTTAAAGTTTACGATGATACTTCTGACGATTTAATTTTCGGTAATAGTTATACAAGAATGATTGGACAGCTTCTTCAAAATTTGTTGGCTGTCCGGCAGCGATTCGTAAAGAATCGTCGTGTCCGTAAAGTTCAAAGTATTCTTCAGACTGTTCAGCAAAATAAGCCTCCGAACGTCTACGTAATTCCAACCTAGTTTCTTCGCAATCAAATATTCTGTCGTAATAGTATCTGGGCATTGCGTATTTAAAACCATGAAGCTGGATATAGGTTGTAAGGGTATTTCTGTGCCAAGTAATCCTATTAATTCTTTCGAGATATTGATATCCAATTGCTTTTCTGAGAGACATTCTCCGGAAAGGGGGTTGAATTCTCTTAGAGTTAATAAGAGAGAGCAACCGGGAATCATTATAGTTAATGTAGGTAGTAAGATAATTAAAATGATCCCTAGCCGGTTTTTTCCATTCAATAAAACCTTTTTTCCAAAGGCGACGAACGCGCTCCGTAAAATGACGGAGATCAGGAATATTAAAGAATAAAATGTGATAATGAGGGCGCAAGGTGCGAGGACCATACTCGCCACAAAGATAGAACCGGATTGGCGCGGAGGTGGGATATTTCCGTGAGAAAAATTCTCGAAGCCGTTTAACAAACAACTGCACATCTGTATAACAGAGTGTAGGGATTCCTTTATGTTTTGGAAGATTTTCATTATTGTACGTTAAAGTTAAAAAAACAGAATTAAAAGAATACTCATATTCAATATTAAGTCTCAAAGACCAGTCACGTTGACGGCGTTGAAGACAATGTTCGCACTTACCACAAGGAAGTTTAAGTTCATCACTTATGATTTTACCAAAAGAGTCGATATGAAATCGACCCTTATTAACAACGTATGGATGAAGGCAACCAATCTTCATAATCAACCAAGAACAATCCAAATTTCGACTTTAGTTGAATTATCCAAAAGATGATCCAAGATAGCGTCTTCATCACCATCTAATTTGTCAATCTCCTCTTTATTCAAGCGAGAAGCATCGATATCCAAAAAGCTATTTGAAGCTATGTGTGAAAAAATAGCAGATTGAGTATCACTAGATTCCTCTGAAGAAGAAAGACTATTACTATCAACAATAGCACAGTAAACTAAACGAGTCAACTCACGAGAAGCAGCATTACGACGATCAAGATTACGAGAAGAATAATCAGATAAAAGATCTTTCATTTCATCCCGAGAAAGATCAAACAAGTTCATAATAGTACTCAGTTTCATGTTTTATAATTTAAAGGTTTAACAATACACAAAGATAAAGAAATATAATTCAAAAAAACAAATAAAAAATAAAAAAAAGACGCCTTTGTAAGTAACTGAAAATCAGGGCGTCTGTCACCTAGCATATAATATCTCAAGTAAAGGGAAGCTAGGTGAACCCTGTAGTCCCTATATCATAGGGCACGAATCAATTTGAGGGGGGGGTGAATGCATACTTAAACGCAACAGGGCGCTATATGACGCTGTATTATCGCTCATGTGTCGCTCTACTACGTTCCGCTCCGTTTTCGCTCTCATACAGCTTTCTAGTTGCTTTTGTGCATTTAAGGCTAACGCGCTGGAAGGCCTGCAATCTTACGATTGCGAGTGAGTTTAATGGAGGAGAGGAAATCCAGTTAAAAGAAATTCAATAAAAAAGAGTCCCGAAGGACTCTTAAATAAGCGGAACGCCAAACCGAGGCATAAGACGGGAAGCAGTAACTTTATTATACACCCAACACCAGGCTTGTTGCGAGCCAGCTTCTTGGACGGCAAAAACACGTTGAAAATCCGAACCAAGCGAAAGAAAAGTCTTGTTTAAAACAGGACGATGCGAAAATATACGGGCTCCTTGCCAAAAAGACAAAGAAGTCTTAAAGTCTCCGTGAACACTATCCGGAATAAACTTATACTCCGCATAACGAGGAGTATAACCGAAAGGTTTCAAATTATCATCATCTGGAACATTAGAAAATGTATCAAAAATTTCCCAATTTAAAATTTCCTGTTCACCAATATGAGCAAATTCCGGCCAATAATAATCAAATTTGTTGAATTTACGCCAGAACTTACGCGTACCTTGCTGATATGCAGGCCGGGGCATGATAGACATAATACCAAAAACAAATCCATGCTCCGAAAAAAACTTATTAGAAAAACCAACGCCAGTACCAGCAGAAACGGCGGTACCGGAGGGG